CTACAACTATGGATACGCCCAGCAGTCACTGGCACTGAACCAACGCATGACTGGCATCAGTTTACCAGAGAGGATAAACTCAATAAGTTCTGTGACATCACAGAGAAACTACCCATCAAGCAAGATGCGAGATTATTGGCTGGTATATTTGGAGAGGACCTCGTCTATTATACATTCGGTCTGAAGCCTGATAGGCGATATTATCTGTATGTAGTCTCCGGAACTGCTACGATCAATAACATAGCAGTGATCGAAGGTGATGGCTTGAGTTATGAAGAAGAGACAGAGATCATGATCATGAACCCCGATGAAACAGAGATCATTCTGTTTGACCTACGATAAATATTATCATGAGAGCACGAGAGTTCATAACCGAAGTTTCTAAGGGTCATACTGGAAGCCTTCAACAAGATATCGCCCTGGCACTTCCAGGAGCATGGAAAATTCCTGCATTAAAAAACCAAGATCCATATCTACAATATCGTTTCGGTGTCGCTATCGCGGGCGCTAAAGGTGCAGAGCAGCGTCATGAAGATGGTGTTCCTCCGTTCGAAGAAGATAAAATCTTTGGTGAGAATGAAATCGTAGTGAGCTATGATCCAAATACTGGTAAATATATCCGTGACGCTCTACAATCTATGGGACTACCAGGAAATGACGCGGTTCAGATCGCTACTATGGCAAGCCAAGAGATGCCTGATGTGGTAAAGAGGAGTCCTGTGAGCGGCTTCAGGGGCTACAAGAAATGAGAGCCTTCGAGATACTCCTAGAATCCCCTTTGACAGAACTCACTGATAAGCTTCCCAGCTTAGCCAAGCATGATTATGATGCGATAGATATGCTGATGCGTAAAGTCGCACAGAAGCACAATCTCAGTGACAAAGCACTCAATGACCTATTCGTGAAGAAGTTCAAGAAGACACCCGGTGATTGGATCAAGGATAAGCTTGATGAGGATGATTCCGAACTCGATTTAGATGATGAAGTAAGAAGATTTGCTGAGTGGGCAGGCGAGAGGTTGCATATTCAGCATCTTCCCGAGATCGAACTCAGCCAAGATACCAGAGATGCACAAGATAATCATCACACAGGCGCTCATGTCGAAGGTTCTGGTAGTATCTGGGTATATGCCAAGAACCGCAATCTTGTAGATATCCTACGCACGGTATTTCATGAACTGGTGCATGTGAGACAAGGTGAGATTGGTATGATCAAGCCAGGTGATAGTTATCCAGGAAGTCCTATTGAGGTTATGGCGGATGCACTTGCTGGGAAATATATTAAGGTATACGGTGAGAAGAACCATCACATATTTCAGTAAGATTTAACACACAGAGACACAGAAAAACGAAAGGATTATTAAAGCATAAAAAATAGGAGTCCAATATGCTTAGTTTTTTAGTGTCAGCAGGTAGCTCGTTCATATTATTACTATTACTCTTCATAACTCTAGGAATAATAGTATCATATATTACACCAGATAAATCGTAATACTTATTTTTCAGTATCGTCTTCGTCTCTTGACTGGAAGTATTGTTTGATATCTTCCAATAGTTTAGGTTTGTCTGCCCTTAACTTGAGTAACCCGCTCGAATGGTATTCCAGATCAGTGAGTGGATTGAACTTGTTCTCACTCAGTATCTTCCATCTCCAGTTATATCCGCGATTGCTCTTCTTTCCATGCCAATGATGATTTACCGTTAGATCAACATAACTCACATTTTTATTGATATGTTCCTTGCATCTATCTGCCCATATCTTCATGGCGTCTTGTGAGTGGCCGCCGGTCTTGTGATTTAGATTATCTTCAGCGAGCAGATCAGTTAGTGCGAATGCCATATACCAATCACCTGAACCTACTATTCCCCAATCGATCAATGAACCTAGATTGTTCAATGCTTCCCGTGTAGCGGCCCATGCCAACCCTGATCTTCCGCGGCTCTTATTATTGGATTGACCTTTAACCCATTTATATACGAAACTCTTATTGGAATCGATAATCTGTTCATCAGGACCTAAATCGTTAGCAGTCTTAAACATCTGCACTACAGGATACTTATTCAATGCTGCTATCGTTCGTGCTACCCAATCATCTTCGCTGAAATCGATGTCTGCATCTATCCATGCGACATATTTCGCATCATCGGGCAGTTGTTTTATACCGATATTGAGCAGGTTCTCTTTATACCAGAGAGGTTCGCTTGTTCTTAGTTGTATATGCTGTGGACAGGAAGGATCGGTTACTGCGAACTCTTGATCTCCGAATGCCAGTTCTACGGTCCATAACTGAACACTATCAAACTTCTTGAGATAGTCAGTAAACTGATGATATAGACGGTACCTAGATTTATAGTTCTCGGGATTAAACACGCATGTTATTACATGTAATTTATCAGGAACCATTTGCCATCTTTCTCTATCTGTGACAATATTTATCTCGCGTCACCGCTAACTATCATTTTAGATCGTATTATTTTCGGATACATTGCCCAAACAAAAGATTGACTCCTAATCGTATTGATATTATACTCTATATAACAACCTATAGGGGATAAATATCTTGACCAATGAACAACTCCAAGAACAACTAAACACGCTCACATCCAAGCTCGCTGATATCCGTCAGATTGCCGATGCTGCCCGCGCTGGACAACATCCTGCTTCCTGGCGCAAAGACTGGCAACGCAATGAATGGACTAAGGTCTATAATCTCTCTGATGCATTTGGGTTTACTGCCCAAACAAAAGATTGACTTGTGCCAGCATTGTATATATACTATAAATCTATAAGGAGAACTCTATGACAACCCGCACTTTTAATGCCGAAGCAAAGACTAAGCTTACTCAACTCGTGAATGAAGGTATCGCCGTACTACAAGAAGTAGATACTCTGCGTGAAGGTCTCAATGACACCGTGAAGGCCATCGCAGATGAACTGGAGATCAAGCCCAGCATCCTCAAGAAGGCTATCTCTATCGCTCATAAGGCTCGTCTCAATGAGACCAATCAAGAGAATGCGACCCTCAACGAAATTCTGGAGACCGTTGGTAAGACTTACTAATGTATGTTGATGCCGTCTTAGATACTAATGCTGATCGCATCCATGTGGTAGAACGAACACCCGAAGGTAAGCGAGCATATAAAGAATATCCAACCAATTATGTTCTCTATTATGCTGATCCTAAGGGCAAGTATCGTTCTATCTATGGTGATCCCTTAACTCGGTTCTCTACTCGTAAGCGAGCAGAGTTCGAGAAGGAACGCAGGATGCACTCGAACAAGCGGATGTTCGAGAGTGATGTAAATGTGGTGTTCAGATGTTTGTCTGACAACTATCTAAATGTCGATCCGCCCAAGCTTCATACATGCTTCTTCGATATCGAGGTGGACTTCGATCCAGAACGCGGATTCAGTCCGACAGATGATCCATTCAATCCAGTAACTGCTATCTCGCTCTATCTTGATTGGCTGGATCAACTCGTCACTCTCGTTATTCCGCCCAAGCATATGAGCGATGAGACTGCTCAAGAACTGACACGAGATTTCCCCAACTGCTTTCTATTCCGCAGCGAGATAGAGATGTTCGAAACATTCTTCGATCTCATCGAAGATGCTGATGTTCTCACTGGTTGGAACTCAGAAGGATACGATATTCCCTATACCGTGAACCGTGTCACTCGTATCATGAGTAAAGATGATACCCGGAAGTTCTGTCTGCTGGGGCAACTTCCCAAAGTTCGGACTTATGAGCGTTTCGGCAAGGAAGAGAAGACTTACGATCTGATCGGTCGTATTCACATGGACTATCTTCAACTCTACAAGAAGTATAACTACGAATCCAGGCATAGTTATTCGCTGGATGCTATCGGTGAATATGAGTTGAATGAGCGCAAGACCCAGTATGAAGGGTCGCTAGATCAGTTATACAACAAAGACTTCAGAAAGTTTGTTGAGTATAACAGGCAAGATACCATGCTCGTGTTCAAGATACATGACAAACTAAAGTTTCTTGACCTCGCGAATGCGCTGGCACATGAGAATAGTGTGCTGATGCCTACGGTGATGGGTTCGGTGGCCATGATCGAAATGGCTATCTTCAACGAAGCACATGCTCGTGGTATGATCGTTCCTGATAAGAAGCGCAAGAATACATCTGATGAGCAACAGGCTGCTGGTGCGTATGTGGCGAATCCAAAAGTAGGAATGCATGAATATCCGGGAGCAGTGGATATCAACTCGCTGTATCCCTCAGATATTCGCGCATTGAACATGTCTCCAGAGACCATCGTGGCTCAGGTTCGCCAGACGCTGACCAATCAGTATATGCATGATAAGAGTATGCGCCTCGCCAAAGAGAAGAAGAACCGCAAAGAAGACAGCGAAGAAGGTGTCACTGGTTCGATACTCTGGGAAGGTCTGTTTGGTTCTCTGGAATACGCTGCGATCATGAACCAAGAGCGCGGCACATTGCTCACGGTGGATTATGAAGACGGTCGCAGCGTAGAGATGACTGCTGCTGAGATATGGAAAATGGTGTTCGATAGCCATAAGCCCCTGATACTCTCGGCTAACGGAACGATATTTACTTACGAACAAGAAGGTGTGATTCCGGGACTCTTGACGAGATGGTATACAGAACGAAAGTCGATCCAGCGGCAAGCTAAAGAAGCTTATGGCACCGATATGTATGACTATTATGACAAGCGGCAGCTGGTTCGCAAGATCCTTCTGAACTCTGCATATGGAGCACTTCTGAACGAACATTGTCGGTTTTATGACAAGCGTATCGGACAGAGCGTCACATTGACTGGTCGTCAGATCGTCAAGCACATGATGAGCCAGATCAATGAGATCATCGCCGGCGAGTATAGGCATGACGGTGATGCCATCATCTATGGTGATACTGACTCCTGTTATTTCACTGCATATCCTATCCTTAAAGAGCAGATCGATAAAGGCGAGATCGAATGGTCTAAGGATATGTGCATCGAACTATATGATAACATCGCAGATCAGACCAATGCCAGCTTCCCTGCATTCATGGAAAAGGCGTTTCACTGCCCAAGAAAGAACGGCGAAGTCATCAAGGCTGGTCGAGAACTTATCGGTGAGCGCAGCATCTTCATCACGAAAAAGCGTTATGCTATCAATATCTTCGATAAGGAAGGCAAGCGCAAGGATACGAACGGTAAGACAGGCGAGATCAAAGCGATGGGTCTGGATCTCAAGCGGGCTGATACTCCCAAATATGTGCAAGAGTTTCTCATGGAAGTTCTCACTATGGTTCTCGGTGGCAAGCAGCGTGATGATGTTATCGAAAAGATCAAGGAGTTCAAGAACCGTCTCTCTGAGCAGGAAAGCTGGACTAAGGGATCTCCGAAGTCGGTAAACAATCTGACCAATCATACCATCGAGTTCGAGAAGACAGGTAAGTGTGGTGTTGGTCATGCCAGAGCAGCCATCAACTATAACTATCTGCGTAGAATGAATGGAGATAACTATAGCCAGAAGATCGTGGATGGAATGAAGGTCATCGTGTGTAAGCTGCGTCCTAACCCCCTCGACTTCACATCTATCGCTTATCCAACAGATGAACTCAGGCTTCCTGAATGGTTCAAGGAATTGCCGTTCGATGATAAGGACATGGAACGCATTCTCGTAGATGAGAAGATCGATAATCTTCTAGGAGTATTGGACTGGGATCTCCGATACAATACCGATACCAAGACGACATTCGATGATTTGTTCAGTTTCGGATAAACACGGCATTGACATGCACAATAACTTCCGTTATTATACACTAAACACAAACCTAAATACAACAAAGGAAAACACATGAAAGACAATCTAAAGGATCTGATCCAACACACGCATGGTATCGGTGGTATCGAACTCGTGAAGATCGATGGCACTGATCAAGAGACCAAGATCGCTGCTATCACTGAAGACAAGTCAGTGATCGTTTATGGCACATTCAAGACTCCTCTCGCAGATTTCATCGGCACTTTCGGCATGCCTAATCTCTCCAAGCTCAACACTATCGTAGAGTTCGAAGATTATGGTGATGATGCCATCATCAATGTCACTCGCAAGGAAGATGTTCCGACTGCTATTCACTTCGAGACTAAGGCGGGCGACTTCGTGAATGACTATCGCCTCATGGCTAAGGTCATCGTCGAAGACAAGATCAAGAATGTGGCATTCAAGGGCGCGACTTGGAATATTGAGTTCGAGCCGCAGGTCACTAATATCCAGCGTCTCAAGAAGCAGGCTGCTGCTAACAGCGAAGAACTATTCTTCACATTCAAGAGCGACAAGAATGATCTCAAGATTTTCTTCGGTGATCACAGCACTCACTCTGGTAACTTTGTGTTCCAAGCAGCAGTCAATGGCACACTCACCCGCAACAACTTGCAACTCCCAGTCAAGGCTTTTCTGTCGATCATGAACCTTCAAGGTGACAAGACGGTTCGCATCAGTGATCAGGGCGTTGTCGAAGTCGTTGTCGATAGCGGTCTCGCTGTTTATCGTTATCTGCTCCCCTCACAAGCGAAGTAAGATGATCAAGACTATCAACCCAATTAGCCGTTCTATTTCGGTGTGGAATGGATCTCCGGTTTATATCAACTCTGGTTCTGGTGCTCAAGGTGTCGGAAATGTCCGATTTAATACCAGCCTTCAGACATTCGAGGTATATGACGGTTATACTTGGGTTGCTGTTAGCATGTCGTGTAATATCGGTCTAACTCAGGAAGCAGAAGATATCCTGAGTTGGGCCGGTAAGAAGCGCAGTGAAGAGGCTGAACTGGAACGCCTCGCGAAGGACAGCGCGGTTATCGCTGATCTTGTGCGTCAAAAGCGTGAGATCGAAGACAAGATAAAGATGGTACATATTTTAACTAAAGAAGATAAACTTGGAACAGATTAACCTCTCAGCATCACACAACCCAGATTGGGCGTTGTTTTTACCGGCAGTCTCGTCTTTCTTCATCGCTGGCTTAGGTAAGCAGCGTGAAGGTGAACAATATTTCGACCCGGCGAGGATCCCTGTGGCATTCAACGGTGATGTTGAGAAGTTAAACTTCCTCAATGAGCGGGAGGGACTCTATACATATAAGTGGGGTCTGTATTCGGCTGGTCATGCTAATCTGGATACTACGGTGGTGGATAATAATGAATCCATCATCCGCAAGCGTGATCGTAAGAATACTTTCTTGCTAGGTGACTCCGGAGGGTTTCAAATCCTCAAGTGTCAATGGCCTGCTGATTGGAAGGACCCCAACTGCCCCCGTGCCATGAAGAAGCGCCAGCAGGTGTTGAAATGGATGGATGAATATATGGATTACGGTATGTGTCTGGATATTCCATCACAATCTCTGACGACTTATCATATCATCGACAAGAAGACTGGTAAGAGTGCTCATGGTATCAGCACCATCGAAGAAGCGATCACTGCTACTCATATCAATAATGAATACTTCATCAACAATCGCGACGGCCGCTGTAAGTTCCTAAATGTGCTACAGGGTCGTAATCATAAGCAGTCAGATGACTGGTATGCAGAGATGAAGAAGTATTGTGATATGAATATCTATGGTGACCGCGCATTCAATGGCTGGGCTTTCGGAGGTCAGAACAAGATCGATATTCATCTGATGCTGAAGCGCATCGTGAATATCATCCATGATGGTTATCTCGAATCAGGCAAGCATGATCTTATTCACTGCCTCGGAACATCCATCATGGAATACGCAGTGCTTTTTACTGATGTCCAGCGAGCAGTGCGTAAGTATCATAATCCTAAACTACAGATCACATTCGATTGTGCATCTCCTTTCTTCGC